GGCTCAATAAGAACCAGATTAAAAATACGGGGGATATTAATACCCACAGCGGCCACACCGTAAGTCGCCACAATAATCTTGCCATCACTAGTTTTAATTTCATCATACTCTTCTTTTCTTTCATCGAGTTTCATGCCACCGCTGACAAACACTGCATCTGGAATCAATTCAATTAACTTGTTACCTGTGTCAATTCGGTTAATCAACACCAGCGTGTTTCCACTTAACGACAGTTCTTTAATTTTATTAGCCATCCAGGTTAATCTCGTAGGATCAGTAACTAGAAAACTATATTCTTCTTGAAAGCTACGGAATACCTGCACATCAGTTGTCTGTAGCACATTAATCTGTAGATTAGCTAATACGCCCTTTTCTTGTAAGTCGTGTGCAGAAACTTGGTTAATAACTGGTCCAATACTAGCAAGGATACCTTGAAATTCAAATGCTTCTTTAGGAACTGTTCCAGTAAGTCCCCAACGAATTGCACAGTTATTAAAGTTCTGAGTTAACAGTTTAGTCAATACTTCAGCTTTAGCTTGATGAACTTCGTCAACAATAATTGCAGCCACGCCTGCTGTAAATTCTGCTAATGACAATGTGTCGTTGTCGTAACTTTTCTTGTCTAGCACATTCAAACTTTGCCATGTGCATATAGTATGTGTCTTGTTTAGTTCTTTACGATCGCCGAAGTAAACGCCAACATCTAATCCTAAATTACGATAGTCTTCTTCAGTTTGCACTACTAGACTCTTGTTAGGAACCACTACCATAGTACGACCATAAGGTTCGCATAAATGACTTAGTGTTGCTGTGGTAATTGTTTTACCAGCACCTGTTGCGACTTCTTGTAGGGCCTGCGGATTTTCTAAAAACTTGTTAACTACATCATACTGATAGTCTCTCAATACAATAGGTTTACCTGCATCTGGATGTCCTTTCGGCCAAGTCTTACCTTTGTCTGCCCAGTAGTTTTCAGTAATTGGAGTAAATTCTATCTTGCTATGTGTTCTTAAATCTTCAATGTCGATCTCATAACCGCTGTCTTCTATAATAGGTAATATAACATCCAAGTGTGCAAGATAACCAGTACCGCCAATGCTGAAATAAGTTTTTGTGCCATCCCAGCGACCTAATTTATAGGCTGGCATGTGCCGAGCATATGGCAAATCGAACTTTAATTTGTTGACAATTTTACGCCGTGTTTCTACTGCCAGTCCGTCAATTTTTATGTTTACTTCGTCTTTAATTGTTAGTTTACAACTCGGCAATTTTCTTGTCCTTAATGTGTGCAGCCTTGATATCACCTACAAAACATACACAGGTGTGTGATTCCATCCAGGCCTGTGTTGTGGCGCTAGGTACTGGATATAAGCTATTAGTTAAAATAATTTTAACATCTATACTGTCAGAAAACAACCACTTAGGAGGTTTATTTTGAAATATAAAAATATTGCCGCCTTCGACCTTTCCGCCATAGCCGTTGTCTTTGACCCACTGATTAAATCCTCGATCAGTATCTTTATCTTGTCGGAAACAAACTCGGATATCCTGCGATGGAACACCATTTACATGTGCTGCTATAGTAAACTGTTTAACCCATTCTTCTAAGTTGTCACCTTTGTTTAAGATTACCGCTGTGGTGCCTTTGGTATCTTTATACACTTCAAAAAATTGATCTAGGCTCTTCATCCAAAATTGAGTATGCTCGGAACTTGCTATCTTTTCTACCAGTGTTTCTGGACGGTCTTTTAAGGGGTATCCCATACTTTTCGCCAGTAACATATCGTTGGCCAGCTCGCCGATCCTGTGTCGGTCAAACCACTCAACTGTCTCGGGCGAGGCATTAATTAAGTCAACTGTGGCACCAAAATGTTTTTCGCAGTAAGGTACAATATTTTCACTATTTTGCCAAATTTCTTCAACATCTGCAAGTGCTACCATAAAGGTGTCGTCAATTTCAAAATTGTGTTTATGTGCAAACTCATAGACTTCGATAAGATTGAAATTATAAAATTTCATCTTGCGAATCTTTCTTTCGGGATCCCAGATGCTTGAACCAAAGTCTTTAAAAATTGGTGAAATTTCCTTGTCAAACACCTCTTTTAGAGCGAAAGGAAACTTGGCGCAAATCCATATTTCGTTGTCTTGATCTTTTTCTACAAAGATCTTTCTTGACATGTCGAGGATTCTAAAATCTGTCCGCCACTCGGGATTCTCCAACAGCAAGGAATAATCAAGTCCGGCTAGCTTGGCATACATTTTGTATTTTTGGAGAATTTTGATGATAAAATTTGCCTGATTTTTAGTCAATTGGCCGTTGGTGGAAAGCACCACAAAGAAACTGTTGGCTGCTGATTGGTCTTGATGCTGTAGTTGAATATTCTTGTTGTCACACAGATCTACAAACTCAAGAAATATATCTTCGACAAATGATGATTTTAGCATCTATACAGTATAGCACCTAAAAATGCGAAAATCAAGGCCTACTTTTTAATTTTTCTTCAAGATAATTTTCAAGGCGCTTGAGTGGCATGCCTTGACTAATTTCCTCCACAGTCCATTCGGTGTGTGTTAGTTTTAAAAACCATTCGTCACGATTAGGCAGTAGAGGAGTCTCTAAATTTTCCCATTTTTCTGCCACTGGAAACGCCAAACTTGACGAATCGCATATAACAGGGGTTCCATTGATTGCAGCTTGAACACAAGGTCCACTGTTGTGATTGATAACACAGTGATAGTTGTAATTGATATCAAAATCATCATAGGAGTTGATTAATTTTTTTGGAAGCTCAATTACTGCATCGACAAATTTTTCACGAATTTGTGACCTAGGATGGGGTCTAACCACAATTCTTCGACTAGTGTATCGTTTTATGTTTACTATGGTATCTCGTATCCATTGCTCCATGCTAGGCTGACCTTGCCATTGAAGACTTTTAACATGCTGAGTGGCTATTAGTATTTCACCTCGTCTGCGATTTGCCATAGGTTTGAGTGTTACTCCTAATTTTTCTGGTCTTTTTAGGTCTAATTGATCAATGTTGCCAAAAACCCCAAGTCCGTTTATATGTCCTTCACTAATTCTCCAAGTAGTTCCTCGTTTCAAACTTCCTACTTCAATTATAATTACAGGCTTGCCTTGCTTGATACAGTTGTTGTATATTTGATGATTTCCGATCATGCGACCATTCCATAAAACTGACCAAATTACTGCTATATCTTCGTCATCTTCCACAACAGTGTGGCCAAGAGAGTTTACGCCTTGTGCAAAAGCATCAAAAACTGGAACACTGTTCAATGCTCCAAAATTTCTATAAAGTTTGAATTTCATATAAAATAAATAACTGAGTATTTAATCCATATCATGTCAAAATTTATAAAAAGAATTCAAAAAAGTGTAAAGAAAAGCATAGACAATGTAATTGTTGTAGGCCCCGACCAAAAAAACATTGAAAACATGATTGGCGGATTTAACACTGTGTTTTGCATCAACTATCAACATCCTTTGCCAAGATATAAAAATGTAATACCCATTCGAGACCATGCATTTCTCAATGAATTACAGGTCGTTGACATTATATTTCTCAATACAAATTACGATAACGGAATATTTCAGTTTATACCTCAACTAACCAGAAAGTGTGCTCCTGTTATTTTTCTACATAGCAGTCTTGTACTAAGTACAGAGTATATCGATTTCTTTAGAAGAATACGATACGAACAAATTACCGTTGTAGACGATTATCAAGTTTGGAAAATTATTAGAAAATGAAAATTGCCGTAGTTACCACATTCCACGAAGATGGACTTAAGAAATATGCGCAAAGAATGATTAATACATTCTGCGAAAACTGGCCTGCTGAAGTTACACTACATATCTATCCAGAAAAATGTAATCCTGCAATCAAAGATCACAATCATGTGACATTATTTGACTTAGATAGTGTATCCGAGCTGACTGCTTTCAAAGAAAAATGGAAAGGTGTTCCGAAAGCCAACGGCGATGTTAAATCAGATCCTGTTAGGTCAAAAAGAAAAGATTCAGGTAAGGGATTTAAGTGGGATGCTGTGAGATTCGCTCATAAAGTCTATAGTATCTTTCATTGTGCAAGGACCACCGACGCTGATATATTAATATGGATGGATGCTGATACTATTTGCCATAGTCCTATTACTATGACACAGATCAAACGATTAATTCCGGCAGATAAAGATTTATGTTTCCTAGGTCGTAAAGGAAAATTTAGCGAGTGCGGATTATATTCTATGAATTTGCGTAGTCCAGCAGTTCAACAATTTTTACAAAAGTTCCAATGGATGTATGACAATGCCGAGGATGGTATTTTTACTTTAGACGAGTGGCACGACAGTTTTGTATTCGATGCTGCTCGTAAAAAGGTGAAATTAAATGAACTAGACTGGTCAGGACATTTAATTACCGGTGAAGGTCATCCTTTAATCAACAGCGAGTGGGGTGCTTGGCTAGACCATCTTAAGGGCGGAAGAAAAGATCTAGGAAAAAGCAAAAGAACGGACCTACTGGTTAAGCGGTCCGAACCTTATTGGCAGCAATTTTCTTAACCGCCAAATCTTTCTTTATACGGACCAGGTCCTAAGTACCTGCCAAATCGTGTAGTGTCAACTGGAACATTGTGACCTTCGAGCGGAGCCCATATAAACACTCGTTTGCTCTTACAACTAATTGTTTCGTATCCTAAATCTTCCATTAGTTTACAGCATTCGTCTATGTCTTGATTAACTTCAAAAATTACCCAAGGATGTTGTGTTTTAATAATTTCAACTGCGCCTTGTAAGACTTCGTACTCCCATCCTTGCACATCGATTTTAATTAAATCAACATCAGTTAATCCTTCGTCGTCGAGTTTAACAACAGGAACATCATACGAAGCACCGATCCCGGGTCTACATAACTTTCCGTCACCGCAGTTTTTTCCTGCTTGATGGAATGCCGCGGTCCCTTGGAAGTTTGCTACTGCCTTTTCGCGAAGATCGATTCCTAACGGAATATTTGCTTTCAAACATTCTAAATTTTGTTTACTAGGTTCGTATGATACAATAGTTTTAAAATGTTGTATCATTGGTCTACTCCAAATACCTACATTTGTGCCAACATCAATAAATGATCTCTTATTAGGTATAAGTTCTAATATTAAATTTCTGTACTTGCCTTCGTATGTAGGATTTTCCATATCGGCATCCCCTTCAAGAACAAAACTTATTTTCTTGTCATCATCTGGCACATGCCATCCATTATGTAATTGTCTCATATATACCTTCTAAAAAATTGCCACGCTTCGCCTGATCGTAATTCGTCAAAATTCCAATGACACATTGATAATCGTTCAATCCACTCTTGTCTTTCGTGTAAAGTAGGATGCTCTATCATACTTAGTTCAGTATTTGAAACTGAAGAACTTTGACTGTATTCTGGCATTGGGTCTGTTAGGAAGGCTGGTACTCCTTCAATTAGACTTGCCACACTAGGACTACTGTTATACACCACTGTTGCCCAAGCATTTTTTAAGTCATCAGTTAATGGCTTAGTGGGCGGGCTCAATGTTACATTTTTATGATTAATTTTTAAATACAGCCGACTTTTTTTATCGCCGGGGTGTGCCCTAACAACAATAGGTCGATCACTGAATTTTTTAATCTTTAAAATAGTTTCATCTAGCCACTGTTGTACATGCAGACCTCGCATACTCCAGCCGCCGTTTCTCTGGCAACAAATAAGAATATGATTTCCAGTATTACGATAAGGCTTAAGGTTGATATTTAAATTTTGACCAATTTTCTTCCAGCGACTAGGATCAACATCTTTATCAAAATAGAACCCAGTTGTAGGAAATACTCCGTCAAAACTGTAACGAAGATATCGCTTGGTGTTTCCCGGATCTGCGTACAAAAATAAATTACTGTCAACAATTAAACTACGGTTTCCGTTTCGTTTTTGTGTGTCTACGGCGTTTTGTCTCAATTGTAAATGTGGAGCTGATTTACCATGCTCGTGTATGAATCCCTGGATCAGAGCAACATCGCATTTTATAGCATTCATGCCTCGATGAGCAATTGCAGTATCGCCGGCAGCAGTAACTCCTTGACAAAAATAATCAAGGATCATAGGTTTCTCTATGTTACTGTTGTTTGGAGGTATCCCTCCGTAATAGGCTACCGCAATTTTAGACATGATATTTTTTTACAATTTTTAAAAAAGATCCGTCTATTAATTCTTCATATGTAAATTGACTGTAACTCAACATACATAACCATTGTGCCAAATTAGGTCTATTTAAATCGTTAATACTAGAAATACTGTTGCTGGTAATCGGATTAGTTACATGCTTATCTAAAGTAATTACAGGAATTCCAGCCCATACTGCTTCGGTTGCGGCATTAGAATTAATATTGATTAAACAATAATAATCTTCATCGCATAGATGTTTATACAACGGATCTCTTTCTTTCTTTGGTGCTTTTTCTCTAAACACAATGGGCTTATCAGAATATTGTCTAATTTCTTTTTCAATATCGTACTTCCATGTTTTAAGATCAACACCAAAAATTCCAGCAGCAAATCGACCTGGTTCAATAACCATTATCTTTTCTCCACCCTGTCTCCATTGCTGGGGAAATGTTTTAAATATTCCCAATCGATCAACTGGTGCATCAAACGAATTGCTATGATGCAAGTGATCCCTAACAATTCGATGCCATATTTTATTTTCTTCTAGAAAATTAGTGTAACCGCTGTCAATAAACCAAAAGGGATATTGTTGTTTAATTTTTGTTATTAATAAGTTTTCATTGCCTACGGTATTTCTGATTAAGCAATCTTCTTCAAACGAGTTGAATCGTTTGCGTCTAATTAATTCTGCTTTTCTATCTAGAAAGAAGCCAGTACTCTTAACAAAGTTTTGTTTTTTGCTTTTTCGATATAAAGTTAGAACTTTATCTTCGCCTAGTTGCTTAATAAAATATTCAATGTTTTCATGAACTTTATTAAAGTGATCTAATCGAGACTTATATAGTTGTTCTACTACAGCATCGCGATAATGTTTTAGATCACGATAGACAGCTCGTTTAATCCTATCTTTTATTTTTTGTTTATGCTTTGAAAGATTAAATTTCTTTCCTTTCAACGGTCTATGTTTTAGGTCTAACACATAGTTTATAGCCAGTGCTGTTTCATCTTCAGGCATCTTGATATCTTTTACAGCATCAGTATGGTCTATAAGACTTAACAAAAAATGTGCAATCTCTTTGTCGTTGATTAATAATTTCATTTAGATTTTCTTTGTAAAATTTTCCACGCGGTACCATTTTCAATTTCTTCACCACGGAACTGTCCATACGCTAAGTTGTAACACTGTTTTTTAACTAACGACTCGTCTGGATAAAATGGTGTTGCAATCTTTGAGAGATCGGTTAGTGCTAGCGGGCTCGCTGCACACGGAACTGCAACAAAAGCCGGGATACCGTAAGCAATTGATTCAATAGCAGCAATACTATTAAAAGTTACTGTGGCAAAAATTCCCTGATCTAATGCTTCGTATATAGAGTTAGTATGTCGTTCACTTCGAGATGCTTTATCTCTAATAATGATTGGCATGTCAGTGTGCTTCTTTATTTCAGCAATTGTTTTGCTTTTCCAGTCGTCTAGTTCAAACCCAAAGTAATGACATGACTTAGGATTGGGTGTTACTAGTAGAATTTTATTTCCGTTAGTTTTCCAACCCTTCCATTCTAACCGTTTGTCTAACTTTACTAGAGCATCCCAACGATCTGACGGCCATGTTTCTAATGTAGATTTCTGTAATTCGTCTTTGACAATGCGTACCCACTTTTTTTTGCCGCTAGAATTGCCTTCGCTTTTAAAGTTGCCAAAGTATCCAGTATCGGTGTAATAAAAACTTCTGCCTTCTTTAATACATTGATGTATTTCTTTTCTTTTTACTACACCTCTTGCAACAAAGGGTTTTGTTTTGTCGTTGTAGTCGTCGGTACATTCACCGCCCGACCCGTAGACAATTAGTTGTTCAATACAAGTAACATCTTCTATTTTCATTACCATAATTCTTCTAGCATCCTTTTTGCTTCACCGCTTTTTAATTCATTTATGTGAAATTGACCATAGGCTAAATGACAGCCCCAAGCATATAATTTATCCTTATCTGCATAGTATGGAGTTTCTATTTTACTTAGGTCTTGTAAAGCCACCGGGCTTGCTGCATTTGAAGGCGCCATAGTAAATGCTGGTATACCATAAAAAACACTCTCGATAGCTGCGACACTATTAAATGTTACCAGTGCAAATACATCATTATCTAATGCTTGTTGGAGTGTATCTGTTGCAATTCGATCAATTCTTTTAGGGGCTCGTTCACGGACAACAACTGGCCTATCGGTATGTTCTTTAATTTTTGCAATAGTCTCAGCGACCCACTGATCTTTTGTAATTCCATAAAACTTGCAAGGTTTTTCGTCTGGCGCTGCAACCAGAATTTTTCTTCCGTCTTTCTTCCAAGGAGTAAATGTTTTATTAAACTTTTTAAAACGATCGTCGGGTCTTGTAATAATTTCTCCGTGTTGGAGATCATTTTTTACTATACGATGCCAGTACTTCCATCCATTGGGGTTGGCTGCTGTTCTTTCATTGCCAAAATATCCAGTGTCCATGTAATAGAATGTACGACCATCTTTCCAGCAGCGTTTCATTATTTTGTGCTTTAAAATTCCACGCAATACTAACGGGCTCGAAGTTCTATTGTAATCAAACTCGTCAGTTGAAACTGGTTGTAATTTACAGCCTCTGGCGAACATATTGATATATTCGTCTTCGCCTTCTTTACTTAAAAAGATCATAGATTTCTTTGTAGGCAGTAATCAGTATAGATGCGTTCTCGATGCCACTCGTCGCCCATAGGTGTAGTTGCAAAGTCGTGGAAGCTAGGAGTACCTAGTGTGTAGTGTAACAACTTGGCTTCTTCGTTGGCTCCAAATTCGTCTGGTAACCAGTTCCACACTTTAGGTATTTCACCAATTAAAGAATCATCTAACCAAGTAAATCTATGTAGTTGCGCACCAGTAGCCGTTTCAATAAACTCAGGAGTTACTGTTTTGTTTGCTTCATGTCCACAGTTCCAAAGGATGACACTTGACCAATTCTTTCTAGGATAATTTTCATTTTTAGCACCAAGATACTTTTCAGTCATCTTAGTTTTGTAATCGTGTTTGACAACCATAACTGCTTTGCTGTCATCTCGCATTGCCCATAGTTTTTCTATGTCGTCACGCAGCAACATATCACCGTCCATAAAAATTGCCCAGCCTTTATATTCCATTAGATGAGGCACAAGGAATCGACTGTAGATGAATTGATTACTTCCGTCAGTATGCGTTTCTTGATAGTCTTGCATGTTCTGTAGAGCAAGAGGAGTTAATGAAACTGGTTTACTCGAATGTCGAATAATACTGTTAGCACATACATGATATGCTATAGCCTCGCGGTGGTCATAACCGATAAAAATATTAATCATTTTCTTTCAATGTCCTCTTCGATGCACTTTTCGCCAAACTGAATTTCAATTACTTTTAATGGGATTTCATACTCATTGACTAGTTGATGCCATTCTTCTCTGCCGATGTAGGTCTGCATGTTTTTCATTACAAAATTTTTCATCACGGTATTGTCGTCTGCATCTAGAGTGTTAACCTTTGCTGTACCTTCAGTTACAAACCAATGTTCAAATCTATGTTTGTGTCTTTGCATTGATAAACTCTTGCCAGGATTAACTGTGAGTTCTTTTACTTTTACATTAGGACCGTCTTCGTGTAGTACACGATAGTAGCCCCATTGGCGCTCGGTTTTTGGTGCTTTCCATTCTTGTAGAATCCAGCTACTTGAATTCTTTTTATCTTCGCCACCAACTCCGAATACAAATTCTAAGTGAAGCATTTCTTCAAGTAGATCCATTTCTGGAATATTTTCCTTTGTCCTATCTCCGCCATTGGCAAAGATTATTTGAGCAGTTGGGTGTATTGCTCTAACTTTTTTAATAGCATCTTTGGCGCTATTATCGCTGTCATCAAAGTTAATAACTCTGTCAACATTATGCAGTGCTGCAATTATGGTTGCTCTTTCTTCCCAAGGCATAAATTCTTGCCCTTTCTTTCTGCGCAACCATTCGTCTGAGTTTACTCCGACTATTAGAGAATCGCCTAGTTCTCTAGCTGCCTTGATATAGGCAATGTGCCCGGAGTGGATAGGGTCAAAGCCGCCCGTAATAAGTACAATCTTTTTCATGCAGATATTTATCTGCTACTATTACTGATAAATATTAAAAAGGATAAATTATGTTTTCACAATCTTATAACGAAAATCTACTGAAAAGCATAGAGTTTCAAAATAAAAGTGTAAATTGGAGTGGAGGCGGTAGCTATCAATATGTTGATCAACTACGAAACTTGATAAAACAATACGAATGTAAATCTATGCTAGACTACGGCTGCGGTAAAGGAGAACAATATACTGGAGACGAGGCAGATTTTGCAAAACTCATTGAGATTGAGTCATATAGTTTGCATGATCCTGCCTACGAGAAGTTTAAAGAATTACCTCAAGGTAAATGGGACTTAACTATATGTCTAGATGTTTTACCGTTTATACCTGAAGAAGATATTAGTACTGTAAAAGATTTAATACTATCTCTAACTAATAAAATATGTGTAATAGGATTACATAGTGATTTAGAAGTTAAGAGAAGTAAAAAACCGTTTGCTTGTATTAAAGAACCGGCCTGGTGGGAGGATAAACTTCGCCACGAAAAAATTAAAATTATCTGGATCGGCCCCCAAGCGCCGTTTGATGTTGAAAAATTTATTAATAGTTTAAAGGGTAGCGTCCTCTAAACCGGCAGTTCTTAATTTAACAATATTTGATACTTGCCATTGTTTAATATCAAGTGCTTTGATAATGCCCAACCACTTGTTTCGTAACAGAGCAAAGTCATTGATAATCTTTTCGAAGTCTACAACATCCGCTTCACCTTCTACAAACTTTTCACAGTCTCTAGAACTCAACGAGCGTTGATAGTTTTCAAGGTATTTCCGAAAATGTTGAGATCGAAGGCGTCTTAGTTCGATATTTAAATATTCTAAAATGCCTTCGATCTCTTGAAGCTGGTTAAATCGATTTTCGACAATGCCTGGCATGTTGGCAGCGGCTCTTTCTATATTTCCCGCTATGCGAACATCATTCTTTGCTGCCAGTAATTCGGCCTCATAGTATGCCACAGCATCAGGTATATTTGAAATGTCTTTACTAACCCGATCGTACCAATTCATTTATTCCTCATCTTCGTAATACTCTGGATCTTCATCGTCGATTTCTTCACCATCGATAGCATAGTTGATTGCATCATCAAGATAGCCATCAATTCCGATTAAGTCTTTTAGAATACTTTCTTTAATTCCGTAGTCTAAAAGTGTATTAACAAAATCTGCGGCTGTATCTTTACGATGCTTCTCTGGAATATGCTCAACAACCAATGTCCAAATATCTGCGATTAAATCTTCTTTCATTCCTGGGTCTCCGTTTCAGGTTCAACATTAGTAGTTATCTCTGAAGCGGGTTTTTCACCATGTTTTGAAATATCATCCATCATGATAT